AAGGACTGCCAACGTAGTTGCCCCCTCTCAGAGATCGACAGGTAAGGCACCTCGCAAAATTAAATTAACAGGGTCTGCTGTTAAATTAGCAAAACGTCTCGGATTAACAAACGAGCAGTATGCAACTCAGGTATTAAAGGAATCAAACTGATGCCTAATGACCGCGCAAAGAGAACCTCTGAAACCCGTGAAACGGAAGAAAGAGCAAAAAGTTGGGCACCACCAGCGATTTTACCGGAACCTGAACCAGCAGAAGGCTACGTTTATAGATGGATAAGAACATCCACCTTGGGTAAGGCCGACAACAGAAATGTATCAATGCGGTTTAGAGAAGGCTGGGAGCCGGTTAAGGCAGAAGATCACCCCGAGATGAAAATCTCTAGTGATCATAATTCTACCTTTGAAGGGAATATAGAAGTTGGGGGCTTGCTTCTTTGCAGAACTGCAAAGGATAACGTAGCAAGTCGTGCAGCACACTATAGTCAGAAAGCCAGGAATCAAATGGAAGGTGTCGAGAAAAGCTACCTGAGAGATGACGACGCTCGGATGCCCCGTTTTATGGAGAGCAATTCTAAAGTCACTTTCGGGAAAGGTGGCCCTTCATAATGCTGTGATGGGTTATGTTTTAACTCGATAACTAAGGAGGTTGCTATGACTGCAACTCTTGCTCCCTTTGGGCTACGCCCAATCGGTACTCTTGGTGGAGGTCCGGTTCCTGCTATTCGGCAGTATCCGATTCTTTCTACTGAGTCCACACGCATCTGCTTCGGGGATGTTGTAAAACTGACCGATGCAGGTGGAACAACTACGATCCAGAAAGACACTGGCACCACAACTGCCACGCCAATCGGCATTTTTGTCGGCTGTCGCTTTACGGATCTTAACTCAAGCCAATTAACCTTTAGTCAACAGTGGTCAGGTGCCGCTAATACTAGTGGTCTGGCTTATGTTATTGATGACCCAACTGTTCTCTTCACTCTGCAAGCAGACGGTACGGTTAATGATGACGACCTCGCAGCCAACGCCGCGATTGTTCAGACTGCATCAAGTGCTGCTCTGAGTATTTCTCGGGTTACGTTGGATATTAGTACCGCCGCTACAACTAATACGCTCCCTGTGCGTATTGTTGATTGGCTTGGTGGTTACGATGGAGATCAGTATGGCACGGCTTACCCGATTATGGTTTGCCGTTTTAACGCAGGTCATCAACTTTCGCTTATTGCTAGTGGCTCTACTGCCGCAGCACCAAGTGCAGCGTAAGGAGGAATTGACCTATGGCTATTTCACGCGCTCAACTACTCAAGGAACTTCTTCCTGGCCTTAATGCTTTGTTTGGTTTGGAGTACGGTAAGTACGACAACGAACACGAAGACATTTACGAAAGCGAATCTTCTGATCGTTCATTTGAAGAAGAAGTAAAGCTTTCAGGCTTCGGTGCTGCTCCAGTGAAACAAGAAGGTGCAAGTATCGCTTATGATACAGCACAAGAAAGTTTCACAGCTCGGTATAATCACGAAACCATTGCAACAGGCTTTTCTATTACGGAAGAAGCAATGGAAGATAATCTTTATGATTCTCTTTCTGCCCGTTATACGAAGGCTCTTGCACGAGCAATGGCTTATACTAAGCAAACTAAAGCTGCGGCTATCCTCAATACTGGATTTGACGTTTATCAAAGTGGCGATGGTGTCACTTTGTTTAATGCTTCTCACCCAACGGTATCTGGTGGCGTTAATGCCAACAGACCTTCTTCTGGTGCGGATCTGAACGAAACTAGTCTTGAGGCTGCTGTTATTTCAATCGCAGGATATGTGGATGAACGGGGTCTCTTGATCGCGGCTCGCCCACAGAAACTTATTGTTCCGGCGGACCTGATGTTTGTTGCTACCCGTATCTTAGATTCGACTCTTCGGACTAACACGGCTGACAATGACATTAGTGCCATCAACAACAATGGTACTATTCCTGGCGGATACGCAGTAAACCACTATTTGACAGATACAAATGCGTGGTTCCTAACGACTGACGTACCAAACGGTATGAAATACTTTACTCGTACACCTCTTCAGACTTCTATGGATGGAGATTTTGATACTGGTAACGTTCGCTACAAGGCTCGGGAACGGTATAGCTTCGGCGTATCAGACCCGCTTGGCATCTACGGATCGCCTGGAGCTTAGTAAGCTTATGTATGACTTTATTAAAGGGGGGCTTCACAGCTCCCCTTTTTTAATGTAAACTACGACACACTAGAATTACATTTTTAATCCTGACTATCCCTTGGATAGACACTAGCCACGACAGGAGTCTCATATGGCTAAAACAACTTTCAGCGGACCAGTCCGTTCACTCGGCGGCTTTACAGGCTTAGTAGAAGCAGCGGGAACTGGCACAGAAACAACTAACTTTGAATTAGATTCCAGTGGTAACATTGACAAAGTTGGCGACATTACCAGCACGGGTACTATTACTACATCCAGTACGCTGTCTGCTCGGCGCCCTGTTGATACTCGTTGGGAAGCCACAGGAGCCATTACTGCCGCTTTAACGATTGCACAGTCAGGAACAATAGTTCCCATTCACGGAACACTGGATAATATTGTTAATCTTCCTGCTTCAAGTGGTTCCAACGAAGGGGCTTACTTTGATTTTGTAGTCACCACAGCAGTTGGTTCTGGTAAAACAACTACTGTTGTTATTCCAACCGCAACGGGTAGTACCTTCCTGGGTCAAACTCAGTTGGCGGCAGGAACAGCAGCTAACCCTGTGATTACAAACGCAGGTGATACTTTCACCTTTATTGCTGCAACAGGAATCGGTGGGCGTTGTAAGATTGAATGTATTACTGACGACGGCACAAAACAAATCTGGGTTGCTACGAGTGCTTGTACTCCTATCGCTACTATTGGCTAGTAGAGTCAACATTTATTAAGGAGTGAAGTATGTCAGGTAATGATGTCCAGGCCCGGTACATAGGCCCAGCAGCATCTGATGATAATGGGATATCTGCTGCGGCTACGTTATCTGGAGCAGGAAACTTAACCATTGGTGGGGCTTTAGCCGATGGTGGGTCTGTTACTTTAGATGATGCCCGTAATATTATCATTACCAGTGCAGGTGATGATCGAGGTGACACGTTTACTATTACTGGCACAGACGAAACAGGTGCTGCTCAGACGGAGGCGATCACTGGTGCTAACGCTGGTGTTGCTACAGGCACTAGCTACTTTACAACGATAACGCAGATAGCTTGCTCTGGTGCCACCACAGGTGACGTTGAAGCTGGAACCGGAACATCCGTCGCCGCTAAGGTTACGGACAACCGGGTGCGTCTTCGTGGTTTGCAGTATGCAGGAAACTCAACTGGTGGTGTCATTGAAGCAAGAAACAGCAGTGCTACAGGATCTGTTCTGTATAAGTTTGACTCAGGCGCTGTAGCCGAGGTTGTTTATCCAACAATACCGGATGATGGCATTGTCTTTTCTGCTGGCGTGTATTTCGTTTATACGCAAACCGCTGTGGTAAGTTTAACCGCATTCTACGAAGGGTAGTATTGTATGCCTTTACCACTTGCTGCGATCCCCCCCGCTGCTGCTGCTGCTACAAGGCTTGCTTCAAGGTTAGGCCCTGGGGTTAGTAGATTAATGAGAAGGCTTGGAAAGGGTAAGCCCCCTCGCTCTAGTGTTCCACAGTCAGGTCCACAGGTTCCCACTGATTCTGGGGTTTCGGGAATGGTTCGACGTGGTGTTGGTGCTGCGCGTAACCCCGCCCTTAGAGACCCAGAACAGTTTAAAGAAGACCCTGAAGGCTTAACCGTACCGGAGCCTATTAATATTAGGGATGAGTATAGAAAACTTAATAAAAAGCTTGAACAGCTTACTAAGCCCAAGCCTAAGCTCGCCAGTAGTCAGGTTAGACCAACTCGCAAACCACTGAATAGAAAGAATAGAGGATAGTGTTATGGTAATGTCAGCTCTTACTAAAGCTAAGACCGCCTTAAAGGTCGCTAAAGAAGCTTTAAAAAAGAAAACAACCGGCGCTAATGTTCGCGCTGCCTCTGGGTCCACAACACCTAAGACAGACAAGATGTTGCCCAGAGTTACTAGGGCACAACGAGCTAAAATTGTTCGCGACAAAAGAAGGCGAGCAGTCGCCGCAGCTAAAAATAAAAATGCAGGTATCACTGCCGCCCGTAAGCCTATTAACAAAGCTGGCCGTGAGCTTGGAACCCCTTTGGCGCTAGCGGGAGCCACGCTAGGAGCTTTGCCCCTGACTAAAGCAAAAACCTACAGCGTAAAAAAGGGAGACACTCTTTCTCAGATTGCTAAGAGAGAAGGCATTTCCCTGAAGGATATTAAGGCCGCTAACTCAACCATTAAAAATCTTAATAAGATTAATGCCGGACAGAAAATTAAATTGCCGCGTATGTTATTGTCTAAAAACAACCCCTACAAGGGCATGACCAAGGCTGAGATGGCTGCTATTTCTAAAAAGAAACCTGTAGTCAAAAAGAAAATGGCTGGTGGTATGGTCAAAAAGAAAATAGCTGGCGGTGTAGTTAAAAAGAAAAAGGCTGGCGGTATAACCAGAGCAAAGCCAAAAATGAAAATGATAAGAGCAAAGCCAAAAATGAAAATGATAAGAGCAAAGCCAAAAATGAGAATGATAAGAGCAAAGCCAAAAATGCTAAGAGCAAAGCCAAAATGATGGGTCTACTAGATTCTCTTTAATAGAAGTGGGTAAACCCTCCGAAATTTGGTGCCTAAAAATTAAACGTAAATTGGTGTTTTAATGGATATTGAAGATATCGTTTACGGTGAGGTATCAGAAGAGAACAAGGACATTATGGCTCGGGAATTAAAGTTTTTACCGGACATAAAAAATCCAGAACGTATGGTGCCTATGCCGTTTGAGAACTCCTCTTTAGAAACAGAGGACGATTTGATTTCTATTTCTTCATTGTCGGGTGAATTATCAGATGATGAAATGAAATCTATAGACGAACAAGATGAGGATTTTGTTGAAAGCTCTTTTGTCCCGTACTTAAAGGACAATGGTATTGATGTGAACGAAGATGATATTTACGAAATAGTTGATGACATAGCTTCTATTGTTATGAAGGCTAAGTATAAATTTAATAGACCAAGACCAGAACAGCTTGCTGAGTTTCATAATGTAGAAATCAAACCAAGAGAAGGAAAGTCAGCAAATTCTCCATCTTATCCTTCGGGGCATTCGGCACAAGCAACCTTCCTAGCTCGGATGCTAGGGGATCAAAACCCTAAGCATAGGGTGGGTTTAATGGAGATAGGTGAAGAGATTGGAATAAATAGGTTAAAGGGAAATTTCCATTACCCGTCAGATCACGAAGCTGGCGTAAAGCTTGGGAAAGATCTTTACGATCTATACAAAGTAAATAAAGCTAGTGATACCAAAATTGATAAAGAAAAACGAACGAAGTATATTTGATTATGGCAGTATCAACTACAGCGGTATTTAACTTAGATATCAATGAGGTCTGTGAAGAAGCCTTTGAACGGGCTGGCACGGAACTTCGTTCTGGTTATGACTTAAAGACAGCAAGAAGAAGTCTTAACCTTATGTCCCTTGAGTGGATTAATAGGGGTATAAATCTTTGGACTGTTGAGGAAGGCTCCGTTGCTTTAGTTGCGGAGGATGGTTCTTACCCATTACCAGAAGATACAATAGATCTTTTAGAGCATGTTATAAGAAGTAATACTGGGACTACGAGTCAATCAGATTTTAATTTAGCAAGAATATCAGTCACAACATATTCTCAGATACCCAACAAGACAAGTACAGGAAGACCAACTCAAATATATATAGATAGGCAGAGAGACGCGCCTGTTGCATATCTTTGGCCGCTTCCAAGTTCTACTTATGCTGGGGACTTTTTGCAGTATTGGCGGATAAGGCGGATTAAGGACACAGGAATACTTGGTTCAAACGATTATGATGCACCTGCAAGGTTCCTCCCTGCCTTAACTGCTGGTCTTGCTTATTACATAGCGATGAAAAAACCAAACCTTACCGATAGACTCCCCATACTTAAAGCTGCTTATGAAGAACAGTTTAAGTTGGCGGCTGATGAAGACAGAGAAAAGGCACCTATTTCTTTTGTGCCCGCGTTAGATCGCCTAGCGTAATGGGTGTGTCATGAGCCAACCATATGCAAAAGGCGAATATGCTTACGGGTACTGTGACAGGACTGGCTTCAGGTATTCTTTGCGGGATCTTGTCTACGAGGTTCAGAATGGAATAAGGACCGGGCTTCGTGTGGGAAGGGATGTGTTTGACCCAGACCAACCACAAAACAGCCTTGGCAAAGTTAAAATTTTTGATCCACAGGCACTAAAGAACCCCAGGCCAGACCAAGGTCTTGGTGAGAGCCGGGGATTTTTTGGGTGGAGTCCTGTGGGGGATGGCGGTGAGGCTCCCGAAGGCAACGGTGCTATGGCCTTAACGGGAGAAATAGGAAGTGTAACAATATCAATCGCATCTAGTGGATAGTTAATATGGCCTGGACATTTGCAACATTAAAAACGGCTATACAAGATTACACTGACAACAGTGAGACCACTTTTGTTACCAATCTTCCTACCTTTATCCAAGAGGCGGAAGATCGTATTGTGGATTTGGTTGACCTTCCTGATTTTAGACAAAACGATTCAGGAAGAATATCTGCTGATAACAAGTACCTAGCACTTCCACCATCTTTTTTAGCTCCGTTTAGTTTAGCCTTAACATCCTCTGACACTGTTCAGTATTTAATAAATAAAGATGTTAATTTTATACACGAAGCCTTTCCTACAACGACAGCTAGGGGAACACCTGAATATTATGCGGTCTTTGATGCCACTCATTTCATATTAGGCCCAACTCCAGATGTTACTTACGATGCTGAAATACACTATTTACAAAAGCCAGCAAGCATAACGGCGGGTAGTGCAACTTGGTTAGGCACCAACGCAACAGACGCATTACTTTACGGATGCCTTGTGGAAGCATACACTTTTATGAAGGGCGATGCTGACTTGCTCGGGGAATACAAGGAGCGATTTGAGCGGGCCATAAGAAGATTAAAGAATCTTGGTGAGGGCCGGTTAACTAAAGATCAATACCGGAACGGGAAACTAAGAATACAGGAAAGCTGATGTTTGATCTGTCAACTGGTGCAATAAGAAGTGTTAGTGTTGTCACCTCCAATAATGGGGGGCATACTCCAGAACAGATTACTGAGTTGTGTGTGGATAAGCTGATCCACGTCGCTGACTCTGCACCCCCCGCAATTCGTGAGCAAGCCAGGGCTTTTAAGCAAGTGGTCCAGGGCGTTGTTTATAATCATATTAATGAAGCTGTTAGGAATGACCGCCTAACTGTAAAGGCTCATTTAGAGGATTTAGGCTACTCTGAGATAGCCAAGCATATAGGAGAATTATAATGGCTATTTCGCAAGCGATGTGCAGTAGTTTTAAAACCCAGTTGTTGACAGGCACCCACAACTTTACGAACAGTTCTGGTAATGCGTTCAAGATGGCTTTGTACACAAGCAGCGCAACTCTTAGTGCTGCTACAACTGCGTACACAAGTAGCAACGAGGTTTCTTC